CCTTTTCGTCGGTACTCGCATTGTCTAAACGTAAAATCTCAACTTCGGCTTGGTATGCTTCGTGATGTGGTTTTACTTTGTTGTAAATCTGCACTAACTTTTTTTGTGTCTTTGTTTCAGAGTTACCGATAACGACATTAATGCTGCTTACTAATTGTAATAGTTGTTTGTATTTCATACGTTGTTTTTTATTTGTAAAGATATATTAAGGATTTTGAAACGGCAAAGGCAAACTTACAATCTTAGGATTGATTTGGTCTGCAATCTGGCTATCTAAATTCTCGTCTAAAGATACTTGGTCAAGTCCTGCTTCTAACCAAGCGCATACCATTTCGTAGGTAACTTGGTCATAAGGTACGAAGTCCGCAGGGTCAGGAGACGGAACGCTTAAAGTACCATAAACTTCTGCGAAGTATGTCTTTTCGTTTTCTACTTGCTCCGCTTGGTATCTCCAATGTATTACGCAAATAACATCTGTTAAACCTTCTGCATCTTTAGGGTAACTGTCTAAAGAACTAACTACCCATTTGTAAGTTGTTGCCATTTATTTATTTTTTAATTGTTCAATTTGTGTTTGTTGTTCTTGAATTGCTTTTACAAGTACAGGTATTATTTTAGTATAATCTAACCAATATTGAGATTGTTTTTTATCTTCATTAGGAGTATGTTGTAAAATATGATATTGATTTTCTTTTACCCCTAATTCATTTAAAGATTTCTCTAATTCTTGAGCAATAAATCCTGTACTTAATGCAGTATTTTCATCATCTATTTTATGATTATATGATACAGGTCTCAATTTGTTAATAAGATTTAACCCTAAATCAAGATTATTAATATTCTTTTTAAAGTTTAAATCAGAAGGCAACGAATTTGCATTTGTAGAAATAGAACCTACTAAAGTTCCATCTTTATAAAATGTAATAATAGTTCCGTCTGTAGAAAGTCTTTGAGCCGTAATTGAATTTAAACTTGTTGCTTTAAATATAGATTGACCAACAGAAGCTAATTTATATCCATCATCAGTTGTAGTACCCACAAGCAAGTTCCCCCCACTTGTTATGCGCATACGTTCTGTAGCGCCACTTGTTGTAGCAAATATTAAAGCAGCATTAGAACCAATGTTCATATTAGTTCCGTCATTATACGCATAACCAATAGCAGTAGTTCCACTATTCCAAGTTATTTGTCCAAGTGTAGATGTAGCGCCACCAACTGTAAGAGTTGCATAGCCGCCTGTATTTGTTGGAGCGGTAGTACCTATACCTACGTTACCGCCCGAGGTCATTGTCATTATATTAGAACCGCCATATACATTGAATTGTAAGTTAGCTGCTCCTGATGGTGTTTGTAAAGAAAAGTATCTTACATTATCATCTCCTATTAAAAACTCTTGCGCTGCACTTCCGCTTGATAGCATCATTGAACTTGTAACGTGTAGTTTTCTTTGTGGCGATGTAGTACCTATCCCCAATCTCCCACTCGCATCTAACGTCATAGCTTGGGTAAAGGATATAGCGTTACCTGCCGTTCCTGAAGGAGCGGTTTTAAATAAAAAACTTCCGCTATTATTTATTTCTAATTGATTAGAAAACCCATTTTGAATGTAAGCATAAGCAGTACCATTATAAAATGAATTTCCTGCAATTACTTGAACAATATCATTAACCGCAGATATAGAAGTATTTTTAATTTGTAACGCAGTAAATATACTTCCCCACGCACTCGGTGTAACTCCTAATCCTAAATTGCCTGAAGCGTCAAGAGTTGCTCTTGTTACAGAATTCGTAAGAAACTTTAGTACACTTGAAGCACCAACCGCATCTATTCTTAATTCATTTGCAAGGCTATAAATTTCCCCATATAAAGTATTGCCAGTTTTTAAATCTATTACAGAACCATTTGTTCCGTTAATAGTTAAAGTGGTTAAATTAGTATAGCTTGAAGGTGATGCAGTATTTATACCAACATTTGTTCCATTTTCAAATATTGCACTATTACCTATTGTACTTGCACCTGTAAACTTAGGTAGGTAGTTAGTAGTACCTGTACCCGTTACTGGATTAGTTAAAGCGTTTTGTTTGTTGTTAAACGTAGTCCAATCGGTGCTTGATAATAAACCTTGTTGTGAACCACTTGCAGTAGCAATAGCTAAAGTAATAGTTCCACTTGTTGTAATAGGTGTTGAGCCAATAGTTACTCCGCTTGTTGCAGAAGATAATCCTACCGATGTTACCGAACCCGTGCCGTATGATGTGCTATCTACACTACCATCGGCTTTTAAAAATTGTGCAGATGTACCGCCCGACTTAACTAAAGTAGTTGCGTTTAAAGTGCCTATGATTGTCGCAGCGTTACCCGAACCGCTTGTCTTGTTTATGTATAAGCCTTCGCCACTACCACCCTTTGTAATATTTAAAGCAATACCACTACCGCTTGAATGTGTTACGCCAACAGTATCGCCACTACCAGAACTTGAAAAAGTACCTTTAGCAGCAATTAAAGTATGCGTTCCTAAATCTACGTTAGCCGTTGCGCCCGTGTAAGGAACGTAACCCGTTACACTTGGTATTTGAGAAGTAAGTGCTAAAGTTCCCGTTGCACTTGGTAGCGTGTATGTATTTGTTCCGTCCGTAATAGTTGATTCTAATCTAAGCTGACCTGTAAACCTGCCCGTTCCCGTTACGTCTAACTTATATGTATTGTTAGTATTGTTAATTGATACGTTACCAGAAGTATTTACCCTCATTTTTTCTGTACTACTTGTACCAATAATAGTAGCACCCGTTTGTGATATAATAACAAAGTCCCCTGCTACACCTGCCGAAACAAACTGCCCGTTAGTAGTTACAAGACCGAACTTAGCTTGGTATATAGAACCCGTTACCGCTTCGCCCATTGATACGCTTGGAGCATTACCGCTTAAACGTAAATGATTATCAGCAGTAGTATTATAAATCTCAATAGACCTTTGGGGCGTTGTAGTTCCAATACCTAAACGATTATTTGTAGCGTCCCAAAAAAAGTTATTAGTTCCCGTTACGCTATTCGCTCCGTTAAAAAATGTTACTTGCCCACTTGCACCCGAACCCGAAATTAAAGAAGTAGGGAACGTTTCTAAAGTACCATTGCCACGAATATACTGAGCCGTTGTTCCGTTAAAAGTTAAACCTAAAGTTCCGCTTGTAGTTAAAGGACTACCAGATACGCTTATCGCATCGCCACCAACTGTTAAAGCTACGCTTGTAACTGTACCCACCGCACCACTTGAACGCTGCCAAATAGTTCCGCTATAAATTACATAATCGCCAACCGCAAAAGTAATAGGACCAGCGCCAAAGTTTACAGTTCCTGCTACATTACAAATATAAACGTCTCCCGTGTCTCCCGTTCCGTTTGCAAGTGTAGGGGTGTTAGTCGCTGCGTTCCAAGTTCCTTTGTATTCCATAATAGAACTCGGTAACTGACTAATAGGAACTTTACCGCCACTATCCAAAGAAGCATAACCATTACTTACACCCTTTTCACTTCTTAATTGATAAGTATCTAAAAGTGCTTGTGAAGGGAATACCTCAGTGTAAGCACTGCCACTCCATAAGTATAGTTTCTGCGTGTCTTTAGCGCAATATATAACATTAATATCGCCCGTTGCAGGGAACGATGCAAGGTTAGTATAAAACGAAACTGCACCGCTAAATATCGCTCCTAATTGTGCAAGTGTAATCTTCTTACTTACTCCACTAATCGGGTCGCCTATAATAGTTAAATCGGTACTAACTGGTGCTAACTCGGTAGCTAATTGGTTAATTTTTTTGCCTATCATTCTGTATAATTATAGATGCTCGGAACTTGGCATCTGTCATTTAAGTAAGGTAATTCCATTGTAATATCAATCTTAACTCCTGCAAGATAATCGGGGTCGCTTTCAGTAAAGTAAGTCAAAGGTGCAGTATCGCCAATATCCCAAATAGCTTTAGGGTAACGTAACTGCGCAACTATGTCTTGACCTACTAAAGTCATATCACTAAGTACTTCGGTTTCGTTTGTCTCTTCCATTAACATTCTGTCCATAAAATAAAGGCTAAAATTATAAGTAATATTTTTAGCGTTTATAGTTGCACCTGTTAAAGTGTAGAACATAGCAGGGTAAGTAACCTCGCCATTAGACAAACGTTCCCACACATCACCGAAGTAAACAAAGTTAATTTGTTCGTGGTCGTTTCCGAGTGTTGTTATCTGCTTTGTGATTTGGTTTAGGCTCAGGCTCATTCTTAATTTTTTCTAAATAAACACGCAGTTTATTTTGGTTTTTTATTGTTGTTACTTTACTCATAATTAGCAATCACTACAACCTCTATTCCCTTGATATAATTCCTCGAAACTTTTACCTGCGCAGCAATCAAAATCTCCTAACCAAATGCTCGTTGTATAAGCATCATTCTCAGGGTGTATTGCATCAATGCCACTACCAGGGTTCAAGTACTCAGGGTAAAGTGTAGAATATTCTTTTAGGTATTTAATCATTCTTTGCTTGTAGAACTCCGCTCTTGCTTTGTATCTATTCGCCACATCAATCATATCTTGCATAGAAGGGTTCTCGGTATTCTCGCCGCCTTTTCTTAACAAGCCTTTGTTATAGAATTGATAAGACAATCCCATTGGCAACTCACTAAGTACATAATGCACTAAAGTATCTGCTATGTATTGGTCTAATAAAATAACCTCATTAGCATTTAAGTTGTTAGCCGTAATACCTGCTTGTAGTCGATTGTATAAAGCACTACCAAGCGCAGGTAAGATATACATATCTTGAGCCGTTTTAATCTCAGGTAATACAAGTTTCTCGTCTACGTTTGCGTGTAACCCAGACCTGTCTTTAATATTCTGTACGCTTATGAATAATGTGTTTAAGCTCATTTCTTATTTTCTTTTAACTATGTTTGAACGCCACTCGTGTCTGCAACTTGGAGAATGTGTATTTGTTCCTGGCTTAGTGTACCAACCGCCTCGCCTATCCCATACAGAATAGCCAAGCCTTGCACTCATTTGCTCAATATCGCTACGAGTATAAAACTTATTAGCAGTTACTAAGTATTTGCAAAAAGGTCTGCTTGTATCTAAATCGCTATCATTAAAACCTGCTTTCCACTCGTAAGTGTAACGAATTAAAATCTGCGTAGTTTGTGGCTTAATAGCTTCAACAATTTTACCAATAGGCGCAGTAAGTTCCCTTTCAATAATGATATTACTATCAATGCCTTTGCCTTGCTTTACTTCGCTTGTTTTAATAAACCCCTTTTCAATTAAAGTATCAATAACACGCTTAACCGCTCCTATGTCTTCTTTTAAAGTGTCAGCAATTACCTCAGGGGTAATACGCTTATCCTTAACAATTAAGTCCAAGATATTGCTTTGTAACTGAGTTACATCTGCAAACATTTCAAAGTCAGCATCGTCGCTAAATCTTGTCTTGCTTTTTATAACCTCATAATTACTTCTGTCTTCTCCAAACTCAAAGAAAACTTGAAAATCTTGTTCGCTAAATTCTAAATCTTCAGCACCTAACCAAGTAGCAACCTCTTCGTCGCTTAAAGCATAACCGCCTTTTAGCATTGAACTTGCTTGTTCCCTTGTTATCTTACCCTTGTTAAAATCACGAATAATGCGCTGCATATTTTGCCATTCGCGACCTTTCAATCCTTTAATATGCTCGTTCACACTTAAAGGACTTGCTGCCATTGGTTGCTCAGTTTCAGTAGGCAATCCGTATTTAGTAGGGTCAATACCTAACTTTTCTAATATCCATTCTTTAGGTGCTACTTCTTTAATCACGCTTTCGCTAAAGTCAATACCAATAGGGTCTACTGGTTGAAGTTTTAATTCCTCAGTTACCCCTGCATATTGACCAAGCATATTAAACACACCTTCAATCTGCATTTGCTTGTAGCGTACATAAGTGTTGTTAAATATCTCGTAGCTATCACGCATTTGTTGTCTGTTACCTAATTGACCAGGCACGGCAATACCGAACAAGTCAGGACTTGTAATTTGATGTCCAGAAAATATGTTGGTCTGAATTAACTCGTCTACTCTACTAAAATCTTCTTTAGTTAAATCACTCGCACCCAAATCGTCTACAATAGGCTTTCTTGCTGCATCATTTACAAACGCAAGTAAATACTTTTTGCCGTCTGCACCCGTATACATATTATCGAATTGTCTGCTAACAAGTCGCTTCTCCTCAGGACTTGGCTCTCCGTTTGGTAAGGTAATAAGTTTACTGGCAGAAAACCCTGTCTGTGCATTTCCTAAAACGTGTTTACTAACTTCAACATCACTTTCAATGTAATTAAGCGCACCGAAATAACCAGGAAGGCTATAAACATTCATTCCAGGTCTGTACTCTTTAACATAAAGTATCTGCACACCTTGAGGGTTAGCAGGGTTGAAGGCATTGTATATCTCAGCTTTTTCTTGGTTGCGTGTAGCTTTCCAATCTTCTTTGTACCAAAACTGCGTGTTGTCTTTGTTGGTTCTAATCTTTGTATAATCACAATGCCACAACTCAGCAACCTGTCCACCCATTACTGACCAAATAACTTGTATATAAGCACCACCAAATAGTTCTAAATCTAAAGCAACCTTTTTAGTTAAGTCGTTAAGGGTTTCCTCTCTATTAACCTTCTTAATCATATCTTGCTCACCTGCCCAACCATTACCGACAATGTAGTTAACCTTGCCACGAATGATAGCATTATGCTTTGCAGATTTGTTAAATAGGTCTAATAGGTATTGCGGATAGTCATTGTTTTGACCATACTGCATATAGCCTTCGCCTTTTTTCTCTTTATATTCTGGTTGCTTTGCTTCCGCAAATGTCAATACTTGTATTTCCATTATTGTCTAATTGTGAATGTGCTTGTTGTTTCGTATTCGGTAAATGATATAGTTGTACCCTCGAGTTCCATAATGCCGCTTTCAAGCAGGTTTAAGCCTGTCGGGTTTGTGTTGGTAGTACTTGTTTGCTCGTAAATTGTATAAGTGTATTGCCCGTTTAAAGCCGTATTAAAGAAGCTATTAACTACAATAGTGAACTCGTTGTACCTTTCCTTATATGCGCTTATGTCTGTATTGTTAAGCCTTACAAATTTGATTTCCGTATTTGTACTTCTATTCTCAAAAACAAATAGATAGTTAGGACTTGTCAAAAGCTGCTTCTCAGTCAAGGTAAGTATTATGTTTTGGGTTTGCCCCTTTATTAATCTTATCACAACTATAAATATAAAGTAATGCGATTGTTTGCAAAATAAAAAACCCCCGAACAATTAAGTCCGAGGGCATCTATATACAAAACCAAAACAACCTAAGAACCTGGAGTTGTTAAAGCTGCTGCTACACCTGATGCAACCGCAGGAGCCATAGCAGCTTCTGCACCTGTAAAAGTTAAAGTGTAACCGCTTCTGTCTCCCTCAGCCGTACCTGTACCTGAGTTACCTGCAGTAAGGTCTAAGCCTCTTGTTTTACCTAAGTACCAGAATAAGCCATTGTTATCTTTGGCAACTGCTACTAAAGTGTTTTGAGCCAATAACAAGATTTCGTTTCTTGTATTAGCTTGTAATTTGTTTAATACGATAGTTAATTCTGGAGCATAGAAAACAGTTCCGTTTTGTACGTTTGCATTGATATTCTCAACGATTTGAGAAGTACCTTTTACAAGTTCGTACTTGTAGAACTTTTTACCTGCTGCCTTAACAAGTGCGGTAATAACACCACTTGCTTCGGTAGTTGAGGTAACGTCTGCTGCTGCTGCAAAATAAACTTCGGTTATACCACCTAAACTGTCTTTACAATCTAAGGTATAATTTTGAGTTAAAGCGCAAGGCATATTTTAAAAATTAATTAGTTTAAAAAATGGGTAGGTGTATTTCAACCTACCCGATAAATTATGCAAGGATAAATCTAACTGCTTCGTCAGGGAATGCAATATTCACACCCATCTTAAACTCAGATACGAAACGTACTTGGTCAGCTTCTTTAGCGTAGAAAATTTCAAACTTCTCTTCCTCGTTCAATAAGTCAGTACCTAAGAACAAGTTAGATAAACGCATAGCGTAAACTTTGTTAGTTCCGTTAAGACCTGCAACTGCTACAACTTTGATTGTAGTACCAGGAAGTACGAATTCGCTATCAGCTTTAACATCAATTTGGTAATTGAAAGAACCGCTATTCTTAAGAGCAATAGTATAAGTACGGAATAAATCTTGACCACAGAAGATAGTCATATCATCAGCAGCTACAACTTTAGCAGGGATTGCTTTGTAAACACCATCAAAGATAGAGATTACGTTAGCATCAGTGATAGAGCTTAAAGGAGCACCTGAAATAAAAGTAGAAGCGTTTGCAGCAACAACACCTGAAGCAGCACCGATTAACTTAACAAGACCATCGAACTTGTTTAAGTTTACGTTTACACTTGAAGTGTCGCCTTGCCATAAAGCAGTTTCTAATTGAGCAGCGATTGTCTTAGCTTTCTTTTCAGAATACTCTTGCTCAAAAGGAATACTGTCATACATAGAACCAGTAGGTAAAGCTTTTTGTAAATACTTAGCTTCAAGGTCTTTAGGACAAAGAGCTTCGTTTACTTTAATTTTACCTGGAGTTACAGTACGTTGAGTAAAGGTAGTAGAACCAGAAGCATTAAAGCCACAAGAAGCACCATCTTGGAAGATAGCGTCAGTTTCCATAATGTTGATTTTTTCGCTTGACTTTACGCCAACCATAACGTTACCTGCGCTCTTAATAAGAGAAGCAGTTTTTGCACCCAATACAGATGAAGTTACAAGTAGAGCTTCGTTTTCTTTTGTATAGTTTGCTAATGCAGATACATCAAATCCCATTTTATTTTATTTTTATTTGTTTAATAAAGCGTTTCTAAATTTCTCAATTCTATCGTACTTCATATTATGAGTAGTTACGTTAGAACCAAAGTTGTTTCTTGGTTGCGCAATAGGTTCAGCGTTAGGTGTCTTAGTAAGTGCTTCTATTAATTCAGCTACTTGACTAAAGCCATTCTTAACTTTTGATTCTAATTGTGCTACTTGTGTTTTAAGTGATTGATTTTCGCTAACTAAAGCAGCGATTTCGTCAGCCATTTTCTCATCATACTTTTTACCTAATTCTGCAGGGTTTTCTTCAGCTTCTTTAGCTTCTGCTTCTGGTGTTTCAATAGATAAGATTTTAGCGGCTTCGTCTAAAACAATTTTAGTGCCGTCTGCTAATTGGTGTTCGCCAACAGGAGCAGGACTTCCGTCTGCTAAAGTAACTTCGCCACCGATAGCTAATTCGCTAATCATAACCTTCGTTCCGTCCATAAGGCTATATTCCGCGAATGTAACAGGTACTTCTTCGATAGGTGCTTCAATAGGAGCCGGAGCCTCTACTTGTGGCATATCTTCGAATAAAGCCCTAATTTGCATAATTGCATCTTTTGCGTTCATCATTCTTTTTGTTTAAATATTAATAAAAGATTTTGTTTATCATTTAACTCGTTGCAATATTTCCTTTATTGCATTCATAAGTTCTTGTTCTTTAGTCGGCTTTGTCTTGTAGGTAAATAACCCCTCTACACTAAAGCCTTTAAATTTGCCCTCTTTAACATCATTCCAAACACCTTCGTTGTCTACTTTAAACGAGCCAAACCAAGACCCGTCTGGTGCATCTTCAAAACCCTTCATTGGTTGTATGCCCCTGCTTGAATCTGTTATAAAGCTTTCAAACATAGTAACCCCTTCAACCTGTTGGTCAGGAGAATGCATTAAGTTTACGTTTGATTGGTAGCCTCTTTTGAAAAACTTTTGAGCAATCTTAAATATTGTATCTTTAGAAAAGACCACATAGTAATCGCCATAAGTAGCATCGCTGCGAAAAATAGGTACATCAGACAACATAAGAGGCCCCGAAATAATACGCTTATCTTCGCTAACCACTTCAAAGCGTTGTTGGTTTTTAAAGGCATTCCAATTCTTTTGAATAGCAGGTTTGTCTACGAGTGCCACATAATCGACCTCGGCATCGTCATTCATATCCTCGCTAATGTCTAATAAATAAACAGGTAAGTCCATAATCTTAAATATTAAGTGTTTTAAATTGTTATCATTTAACCAAACCTTGCTCTTTGCTGAATAGCTGCAATCCTTTGTTGGTTACTCGTTACATCGCTTTCCACAACATAGCTTCTAATGGCTTGGTTACCTATCGCGTTAATAGTTTGGTTACTTAGATTTGTTGTTGCTGCTTGAGGTTGTGCAGGTGCTATTGGTGCTGCTGCCGAAACATTTGGAACAGTCATATTACCTGCACTTGCACCGCCTGAGGCTCCAGGTGTTTTAACTGCTAATATATTTTTAACCGCACCAAAACCTGTCATAGCTGCCATAGCTACTGCTGGGATTGCTAAAGGAAATCCTAATTTAACACCTGCTGCAATACCTTGATAAGTATTAATTAAAGCACCTGCAACCGCTAATGTTTTACCTGCTGCCGTTTCTTTACCTGCAATATCTGCTGCTTGTGTTAAAGCTTGTCCAACCATTTGAATAAGCTGCATTTTTGCATCCGCTTCTTTTTTGTCTATTTCAGTTCTGGCTTTTGCATTAGCTTCAACTCCTGCAGTATATTGTTCTTCTGTTATTAATTTTTTATTAAATGCATCTTTTAATAAAATATCTTTTTGGTCTAATAAGTCCTTTTCTATTTGTAAATCAGTTTCATTTTTAGCTAATCTTGCATCTAAGTCAGCTAATTCCTTTTCAGCTAATCTTTTATCTTCTGTTAATTGTAAATCATCAAGTGCTTGTTTTTCTTTAGTTGCTAATGCTATTTTTAAACTGCTTTTTTGTTCAGCAGTTAAATTTTCATTGGCTTCTATATCTTGTCTTTGTTGCTCATAACTTGCAAGTAATTCTGTTCTTGCCTTTTCGTTTTCGTCTGCAATACCAGCTAACTTTGTTTCAAGAATAATTTTATTTAATTCTTTTTGAAATGCAGCTTCTTTGTCTTTTGCCTCTTTATCGTTTTTCTCTTTTAATTCTTTTGCTTCATTAGCATATTTATCTATTATTGCTTGTCTTTCCTTTTGTTCTGCTGCTGCTAAATCACCATTGTCCTTTACACCTGCTAATTCTAATTTCTTTTTCTTTTCAGCATAATCTTCTGTTACTTTTAATAACTCTTGCTCTTGTTCTGTTTTTAGTTTTTTATTAGCTTCTGCTAAAATTTGTTGTGCTTCTTTTTCTTTTGCCTCTTTGTCTTTTCTTAACTTTTCAGCTTCTGAAGCTCCTTGTTTATCTAAATTTCTTAAAGCTATTATAGAAGTTGCCTTTTGTTCGTTAAACTTATTTAGTACTTTTTCAGCTTCTGCAATTGCCTTATCGCCTTCTTTTGCAGTTTCCGCAGGGTCAAAGACATAATTCGCCATCATTTGATTTGCCTTTTGTTGCGAAGCTACTAACCCAAAATCTTTGCCTAATGCTTTACCTATACTATCAACCGCACCTAATATATATTTAATAGGAGTACTTATAAAATTAATAACCCCTAATAATATTTCTCTATTTCTTCTTGATGCCTGTATTTGCATCTCTTTAGTAGCCTTAGCATTAGCTACTCCTACTTCCGCAGCTTTTATAGCTTCTTTAGTTTCAGCAATTTTTAAATTTAAAATCTCCCTTTCGCTTTTGCCTTGTAATCTAAGTTGGTTTGTTTGCGAATCTAATGTGTCTAATTTTTCTTCAGCTTTTTCTATATTTTCTTGAGCTAACTTATTTAATTCTTCTTGTTCACTACTTACACCGCCTACCAATTCTTTAATGTCGTCCCAATAAGCAACAATCGAACCAAGTGCAATAACTAAAAGACCGATACCAGTTGAAGCAAGACCTGCTTTAATAGATTTAAAAGCATTAGCTGCTCCTTTTTTTATTGAATCAAAAGCACCCGATGCAATAGTACCAAATCTTTTAAAATCTTTTGCAGCATCTGTAATAGTAGATAGTCCCTGCGATAACGCTAAAGCAGATTGTACTTTCAATAAAGTTTTTTCTACTGACTCACTTTCCACACCTAATAAACCAAGCGCACCTTGTACGGCAGTAAAACCACCAGCAGCAGCATTTGCTACTCCAGCAAGTGCTTGAAACTTTTTACCTGGGTCAAACAAGTCAGCCGTTTCCCTTGCTTCACTAATCTGGTCTCTTAAACCAGCTACTTTTTTAGCTGCTTCAATAGCTTGTTTTGAGTAATCGCCAAAATTAGCTTGTGCGTTTATTAATTCTGCATTCGCTTCCTTTAATGCTTTTTTAACGTTACCTATTGATTCAACTGCGTTGCCTTGTACGTTAATATTTATACCTACGTTCTCTTGTGCCATTATTCTTTAATTATATGATGTATCTATTACCTTTAAAAAGGATAACTTAGTTGTGTTGTATTCCATTGGGTTAAAGTTTTCAACTTTATTAAGCCTAAACAATACCCCGTCTATCCAGATGTACTTACTAAAATCTAAATTGAAAATGTCTACTATATCAAGTAAACCAAAGCAAGTTAATAGCTTACTATCTTTGCTTGTTATCTCAGCAAGGTAAGGACTATGAAATGCGTTGAATACATTAGTAGTCGGATAGCTATTAGGTCTAAATTGTATCTCTTTAGGTGCGCCAAAGTTTATGTCATTAGTAGGGTTAATTGGGTCGTCTAAATGCCCTGCATAACCATAGCTTGTATAAGTAGCTAAGTTCGTAGTTGTGTTCATAATGTTCCAACTACCTACGCCCGTTATCTTCTTTGTTTGCATAATTCTTATAATGCTATCCATTCTATCCTCGGCACTATTAGTATTTGACTTCTTATAAATTGCAGGGAATACTTTGTCTTGACCTGTTGCTTGGTATAAAGTAGATGCAGCAAATATAACTTCTAAAACATCTGTTTCTTTTACAAAGTCAAATTCAGTATCGTAAATAAAATCGCCATACCCTTCAGTGTACTTCTTGCGATAGTTTTCCCCGTAGAAGTCATTATCTGTTTTAAACTTGTAGTTATAGTAACGAGCATTAATCTCACTCATTGGCTTAATACTTAATGGTTTTGCCCTGTCTATTTTGTTAGTCCAATCTTCTGCCGTAGCTGAAGTAGTAGGATAAAAATCCACATACGGACTAATAACAAGTTCCTTGTCGTTAAATTTATTCTCATAAACATAAAGGTTAAACATTTTAACAATGCTCATAAAGAAATCTCTTTGGAATATACCTTTAGGAATAGTATCGTTTATTGTTATTGTTTCGCCTAAGTTAATTTGTACTTGCGTAGGTGTGCTTGTAGTAAGTTTAACCTCGCCCATAATTACGCCTATGATAATTCCGTTACCTAAAACCTCAACCTGCATTGTATCGTTAGTAGCAAAATTTACACCGCTAATTGTAAAGTTGCAATCCATAAAGGTATTAACACTTGCATCAAAGTTTTGTCTGCCTATTTCATTACCATTCTTTTTTAATATTACAGAATAGTTAGGCAAACTTGGATTGAAAAAAGTAACATCTCCACGAAGCGTTAATTCTACATTTGTTGTAATTGTAGGCGTACCCGTATAAGTAAAAACTTGCCCTAATCCGTCAAGCGTAAAACTACCTGCTGCAACCATTGTAAATTCAGCATAAGGACTTAGATTAGTGTTAATAGTCATTACTTTAGCTGCTGCGTTTAAACTTGTATTGTTTAAAGCCGTAATAGTCGTTTGGTTATGCGGTATAATTAGCCTATTAAATAAAGCACTATTAAAGAACGGGCAACTAAAGGTATAATCTGTACCTGCAAATATTTTTTGTATATACTCCTTAACATATAAAGCAGGTCTAAAAGTTGTGTATTGGAAGTCCTTTTTAGCCGTTCCGTATGTTCCCGTACTTACGTTTCCGTAATCAATTAAAGGGTAATAGTAACCAGAACCACCTGCATTATCCCAACTCGCACTAATATTAGCTACACTATAAGTATGATTGTAAGCACTAAAATCTAAATCTTCTAAACGCTTATTTCCTAATTGGTTAATAAACCCACCAAGTTCCCCAAACACGCTGCACTGGTATTCAATAGTTTCTTTGTCTATTACTATCTCTAATATTCTTAAAGTGCCTTTGAATATCTGCACCTTATCAATAAATATTTTACAGTTAGCTTGTTTAGTTACGTTAAAGTTATAACCTACGTTTGGTAAGGTATTATCTGTAAAATTAGCATTGTTAAGTTCAAAGATGTAACCAAATACCAAGTTATTAGTTGCCGTTCCTGGTATGCTTATTGTCTTACTAAAAGAAGTATTGCGACTACCGAACTCACTCACATCGTCAATGGCATAAGTAAACTCGGTAGATATATCCTGCAATAAATCAATCTTCCTTTCCTCGATGTATATCTCAGTACTAATCATTATCTAAATTGGCTTGTTAAGTATTTACCTACTTCAACCTCTATTTCAAAGTTAAATAATTTGTCTGCACTTTCTAACTTGTAGTCGTAATTAGTTGTGGTTATGGTAACAGGGAAATAAGCACCAAGTACTTCCATATAAACAATAGGACTTGATACAAGTTGAGCCAACCACGAATAATCTTGTTCGCTAACCCAATCGCTAATAAGCTTATATTTATCCTTATGCTGAATAGCATAGTTAAAAGTCGTTTCGTTATATCTGTTATATCCATCTATGTTTGTCATTTGTCCACCTACAAGTTGCCAGTCGCTTCGCCTGTATGATGCCCTTTGATATTCGCTTGACCTTCTATTAACTAAGGCGAACTTCTTTGTATCCCAACCGCCAAGCCTATTTAAAAACTCTAAGTTAAATTGTTGGTATTTAGGGTAGCACTTATGTCTTAATTTAATTACCCTTGTTTGTGCGCCACCTCTTTTTAAATAGAAGTTGTAGCCGTATGTATTCTCATCTATAATCGTGCCAGATGCCCAATCGTTAATATGCCCTGCTTGTAGGTTAAACATATTGAATTGACCACCTAAAGTAATGTTGCCCGATACTGTATTAGTAACCACGTCTCCGTCTGCTAATACTTCAACCCAAGCTGAGTAACCGCCCGTTGCTATGCGTAGGAATGTAATGTAAAAGTTATCGCCGTATTCAAGCGTTATGTTATCCGTATCACGCTCGGTTAAAAAATCGTCCGTAAAGTTTTCCAATAGTAAATTATCGTAATAGTCCGATAACACTAAAGGTGTTTGGTTCTTTGTTAAAAAGACATCGGCAAACAATGGCGGCACAAAGTTGTAAGCTGAGTAACTTCCAGATGCTAAATTGGTAGTAGTAACACCGCTAACTTCCTCGCCTATCCTTACATCGTAATCTACTTTAATCTTATCATTTGAAGCTACAAGTATTGAGTTTCCTGAAGGCTCGAAATAGTTGGTTACAAAACTTCTTACCATTGGAGATGCGTTAAACACACCATAGCTACCTTCTGCACTTGGCGCAGGGAATACTTTTGACCTAATAACCTGGCTTCCGTTTATGTATACATCATAAACAAATTTAAAGTTTGTAGTTCCGCTATTGGTAGAACTTGACACGAACCACAGATTATCGTGCATAGACGAATAGGGTGCAGGACTACTTGTTATTGTTATTGCCATTCTCGTTAATTGTTTGTCTTATTTGAATTACTGCATCGCCACCTATTGCGACTGCTATGCTTTCAATAAATTCTTTATTAAATATTTGTGCTACTGCTTTGTCGAAGTATTTAGTAGACCTTAAACCTTTAGTATGTATGCTTCTCGCTATCGCCCAAGCCAAAGATTTTTTGCCTTGTATTGCTTTGCTTTCCGCTCCAAGTTTTGTATACTTTTTAACCGATACCGATTTTAGCTTATTGTAACTAAGCCATTTTTCTATTGAACTTACAGGAACGGCTTTTTTACCTGACTTAAAAGCATAAGGACTATTGCTATCCGCCTTCAAGTTATTTGTACCTTTAACCCCTTTATTTACAAAGTCGTAGTATTTAGATGCTTCGCTTCCTTGTTGATAACCAACACTTAGAATATATCCAGTGCCAAACTTTGTAATGATTGGCAAAGCAGGTTCTGCCAACTTACCAGAACTTGTAATATTTTCCTTGTCAAGTATTTCGGTAATTTTATCGTTAAAGGCTTGACCATACTTAGCAAGTGTCTGCTCTAATATAGGTAGTTCCCCTTCTTTAACCTTGCCAAAGCCTGTATCGCCTATGCCTTGTAAAAAGCTATCCCTTAATGCTTGTATTTGTGCTTTAGATATACTCACGCTAATAAATATAAGGAAGGTCTAAAAATAACTAACCCCACCAAAATTGGCAGGGTATGTCTTATTTAAGTTTTCTGTATTGTTCTTTATCGTAATCGGCTTTAGCCTTTAGGTAAGATAGCGTATTTAAGAAGTGTATTGTTCTTAGTTCATAGCTTTCGTCAACTGAGATATTTTCGTGGTCGGCAACAGATTTGGCGCAATATTGCCATCCAAAATCTCGCATAAAGTTTGAACCCCCTTTAGTGCCAACTCCGAAGTCATCCCCTGGTTCATCATCTCCTTGACCAAATAATCCTTGGAAACTTCTATCCAATTTCTGTATACTTGATAAAAAAAAACAACCGATTGATAAACGTGCATAAACTTTGCCCCTTGTAAATCGTCTGCATATTCGCTATGCTTAGAGGCATCATACTTGTCGTCTACCCATCTGCCATACCAATTTTTGCGCTGAGGCACAACCATTGAAGCGGATAGCTTATGAAGGTTACCTACTAAATCCGTGCTAAATACTTTAGTTTCAATGTATCTCGCTGCTTTGATTTGCTGCACATCATAAACAAAGCGGTATCGTTTGCCATTTACTTCGGTGTACTTAACAGGCTTACCTTCAATCTTATCGTCTAAAAAGTTAAGGGTTGCCTTTAGGTTATTAAACTGACCTACGCTTAAGCTATCGACCTGAGTGTCGGTAAGATTATAGATAATACCAACAAGCTTACTTTCAACGTCTAAGTTAGTCCAATCCTTTTCAGGCTTAGTTACTATGGGATAAATCTGTTGGTACTGCCATACTGTTAAATCATTCCAAGTCATATTCTTGTATTTTTTTTATTTCTTCTGCAACCTCTATCCAATATTGCACATCGATACACTCAATATTTACTATCTCCTCTACTGCTATTAATGCAAATTCTTGTGCTTCTTCTAATGTATAATCATCTAACCAATCTTCCATATCTAGACCATCAATTATCCACCAATCAATTTCTAAATATTTTTTAACTAAATTTAATGCTTTTTGTTTAGGTGTCATTTGTTTTCTTTTTTATCTTGTTCTAACATCTTGTTGCTTTGGTCTATTAACCTTACCCATACTATTGCTATTAAGGTTGCGAATAGTACTGAGCAAATAATTCCTACTATCATTTCGTTTGGTTATACATATCCCGTATTTCTATTACGGCTAAAAGTACTACAATAATTGCGACAGGTAGTAAAATCATTTTTTTAATTTTAGCATTAACTCATAAGCAAGATGCCCACCAATGTAAGCTATCGATGCCAAAGGTAAGCAAATTACAAAGAAGTACAATATTTTAATTACTTTAATGATACGGCTACTGAGGTTGTGCTACTCTTGGCAGGTGGGTAAACCCTTGTTACCTCGCCAGTAACTCCGTTAATAATATCAAGTCCAGAATGTGGCACCTTCTTTAAGAAATCTTCCATATCCTTTTTGGCTTTAGCTGCGCTATTGTACTCGTTCATAATTTCCTCGTAAGCAGAACTTTCACATTTGCTAAAGTCATACTTAACCCCTACTTCTCTAATGTTAAACTTTGCGCTCATATACTCAAAGTCCTTACCATTAAGAACGGCTGCTTGTAATACTGCATCTTTATAGTCCTTGTTTGCCTTTAGTGTTTCGAGCATATCCTCTAAGGCTTTAACCTGAAGATGTGTTTTTAACGGGTCAAGTTCCCCTGCGTTTAATCGTTCAATTAATTGGTGGGTAAACTCTATGCGTTGTTCTTTTGTTGTTTCGAAGATTTGTTGTAGTTCCATTTTATATTGTTTCGGGTTTGTAATTATCAATGTCAAAAAAGCCGATTTCTGACTTATGTTCTGGTCTTCTCATTCTACGCTTAGAAGGTTCGTAACCCTTCTCGTTGCAGTAAGTAAGTATTTCCAAATAGGTAGCATCTATGTTAGACATCATTATACTAATCGGCTCACTTGCGTAATATTTGTCTATGTATTCTTTTGCGCTTTGTGTCATTGTGTTTAATTAAATAGTCAGTTAAAGCTGCCATTACAAAACCTGTTGCAATTAGCAGAAGGCAAATAGCGTAAATCATTTTGAGTAGATGTCTTGTAATTGTCCAATAAGGTAACAAGCTACTAAAAATACTACTAAAAGTTGTGCGGTTTCTTTTTTCATTGTGTTTGTGTTTGTGGTTAATTGATATATCAAATATACAACCTTTACACATTCAACAATCAAATGGGCAAACTTTTTTTTAAAAATTGTGATGAGCGGTAAATATTAAGGATAAGCGGTTAAAGGAAGGCGTACCTGCCTGTACCTCGCTTCAAACTAAAGTTTTGCCAAGCAAGAGCTAAACTCATTACGGCGTCATCGTGAAAGCCTGAAGGTGCTGAGTACTTAACACCTGTTGCAGTATATTGATACTCAAATACTTCTAACTCCTGACTGATTATCCCCTCAGGGTAGCCTATCTTACCTTGATGTATGGCAGCCTGTAACCCTTCCATTAGTTGTTGTTTACTTGAACTTGTGAACTTTAAGCCTTGTATCATTACCCCTTCTCTTTGTAGGTCTTCAAGTATCGGGTCGCCAACCCCCGTAGAATCGACAAGGATAGGGCATTTAGGCAGCCTAAGTATAGTTTGCTTGGTATTGTGCCAATCCATTTGAAAGCGGTCAAAATAAGCCACATTCCCGTCTTCGTCTAATCCTACGATAACAGTCCAATCGACTGACTTGGCTAAGTCAATCCCATAAGCTACAACAGGCATTGTTGTTACTGGGTGTATGCACTTTCGAATATGCTGACTCCCAAATGGGTTTGCTGCGTTCTCGGCAGGGTTTGCCATATACTCTTGCTCGAAAACAACTTCTGGCAGTTGCCTACGGGCATCGTCTATCTCTTGTGGGTCTATGTAAGGGTTATCGTATGTAGTGAACTTAAAGCTTTGCCAATCGGGTTCGGCTTTGCTAAACAAACTAAAGAAGTAGTTTTTACCTTTAGGGGTGCTAAGGAATATAGCTTTACCCTTATAGTCAGTTAAGGTAGGTCTTATCGAGTTGAGCCACCCGTCTTCTAAGTTAGGTATAAAGGAAGCCTCGTCTACTATTACCAGGTTAAACTTGCGCCCTCTTAAGTTGTCCAAGCGTTCGCCTGTAAAGAACTCGACCTTGCCACCATTTGGGAAGCTAATATTTAAGTCCGATTTGTTATTAGGGAAGGGAAGGCTATTACATAACTTCTCAAAGAATACCTTAGCCAATTTATAGGTAGGTGTTATGTAAGCTACCTGACCGCCTTTTATTGCGGTTGTAATACATTTGATTTGGCTCAACTCCGATTTGCCAAACCTTCGACCGCACATAACTACTATGTACCTGGCTTCGCAGTCAAGTATCTTCTTTTGGTTTATATGTCCGTTAGGTAGTTCTATCCGCATTAAAGAATTGTCTTGCCGTCTACAAATACTATCTCTATTCTGTTATCTGTTTGAATATCCATTTGTTCTTTTGGCTTACCATAAACACGGGTAAGTAAAGTTTCTAAACTATAAAGGCTGCCCTTCTCTAAGCTCTTACGCATAGCTGCTGCAATCGTTTTTTCAAGTATTGTTGCCTTGGGGTTATCCCATACTGTTTTAAGTTCCTCTAAGTCCATAGACATCATAGCTTGTATGGTATCGTTTATCTCAGCAAGTTTATATCCTTGCTCTTTAAGTAGGCTTACATACTTACGAGGTCTGCCGTTTGGGTTTCTTATCTCACCTTTTTGAACTGGCTTTAAATTATGTTCGTTTGCCATATCTTCTTATTTATCTCTTTGTTATTGAGCGGTAAGGTCGGTACTGCCCCGCCTTCTTTAATCTGGATTGACTAACGCATTACTTTTATGCTATAACCGCTTTTTTTGGATAATCTTTTTTTAATTTATTGCACAAATCTAACATTGTATTATGTAATGGATAAATATATTTTAATTTTCCTTTTGTTATATATTCAACAATATTATTTGTTTTATATACTAATTTAATGTTATTTATGTTTTTTGTATAACCAAATCTTTTGCACTTATCGGATATAGATTTTCCATGTATTCTTTTTCCGTCTATTACAAAACTGCCGTCTTTTTTATCTTCTAATGAAGCACCTACATAATACCAATTTGTTGCTTGATATATTACACCTGTATGTTCTTGGTCTTTATCAGCATAGCTAACAATTAATTTAGCCATAGGTACTAACTTCTTAATTAATTTTAATGAGATAGATAATGCCTTAGATGTACTTTCTTGTTTTCCGTTTAGTGCCATTCTAACTAATTCTATAACTTGTCCTTGATTTAACCCATAAGTATTTGCAATATTATTATTGGCTCCTGTGCCATATAAAATTACTCCGCACCACTCATTGTTATTATTGAATATAGAAAAACCAATAGTATTAACTGGCATTGATTTTGAATAATGAAAATTCAAACAAGCGTATTTTATAGCCTTATATGAAGCTTTTTCTAATCTCATAATTCTCCTGCCGATACTGAAAAAAATGCCTTAGGATATTTTCTATCTATCAATTCTACTATATCTATTTCTGCTTGTTGTAAATCTTCTACTGTATCAAATGTAATTTTTATTGTAGGTGGTTTATTTTTTTTATCTTCTGTTAATTCGTCTTCGCTTGGTAATTCCATAAAGCCAGGTATATCTAACCCCCAATCTATTAGCTGCTCACTATCCCAATTGTTAGCTAAATCATTCCAATCCCATTCGCCATAGCCTACGTTATCTTTAACTATAAATTCCTTTTGCTGCTGCTCGGTTAATTCACTTGCCTTAATGATAGGTATCTCTTTAAGTCCTGCTTCCTTACAAGCCTTTAATCTCATATTGCCACCAAGGACAACCATATCGTCATTAACTACAATAGGTCTAAGGTTAAGCATTTGTGGGAACTCGTTAATTGACTTAACAAGCTTTGCAAACTTATCGTCCTTAATTATTCTGGGGTTGTTTGGGTTTGCTTTTACTGTGTTGATTGGTACGTTTTGTATCATAGTATTCCGTTAATTATGTCGTTTGCTTCGTCTATTGCGTCCTCTTGGTCTAAGTAAGTATCTACGTCTGCTATATGCTTGTTAATTAAAGTTTCTGCCATTGCATAGGTATAATGTCCTATCGTGGTCATATCATCTCCGTTTTTACCCGTCTTACATACTGCTAAGAAGTAAGCTTTGTGCGTAAGGAGTAGCCATATAGCATTTAGTTTTCTCATCTGCCTTGACCTTTGTATGGTTTAGGTCTTGGGTTATGCTTGTTAAAGGACTTCTTAGCCGAGCCTCGTTTCCTTTTCCCGAAATTTACTTTTGAACTATTTTCTTTAATCTTTGCCATTCGGTATATTTTTTAAGTGTATCTCTTTTAAGAACTCCTTATATTGTTTTTTATCTCCGTATTCTATATGATGTTGCCTACATAAAGCCATAATGTTTTCTATTGTATCCTTATCTTTACTACCGCCCATACCTCTTGCTTCTATGTGGTGGCAATCTACCGCTTGTGAGCCACACACTTCGCAAGGAATAAAGTCCGTTGTTTTATAACCCATCCCCTGCAAATATATTTGTGTGTGTTTCTGCATACTTTCCCCATTAAATTTTCCGTTAGTTAATAAATAAAAAATTAAGTATGCAAATTATTTTCCGTCTATTTCTTTTAACTTATTGATTGCGTACTCAATACCACTCGTACCACCCCACGCGTCCCAGGCAAGACCGCCACAACCTTCGCTATAAGGAACGTCTTTGTGTTGTTGATGTCTTTTAAACGAAGCCATACGAGCAATAGTGTCTCTACTAATCGGCTCACGATTTGCCAACTGCCTTGCTCTTGCTTTGCCTGTTGCTTCAAGACAAGAACCCCAACCATTTTTATCTGCCCATTCTATTGCCCTCTTTGCGTTGTTAGTTGCACTTTCAGGATAGTCGGTATAAGATTCAGCAAATTTACCACCTGCAAGGATAGCTTTCCAAACTTGCATAGCTTTTTCCTCGGTATCGTAGATGCAAGACCCGTTTCCAATCCGATATTTGCCATTAGAGGCGCACTTTGTTACTGGCATAGTTTACTATAAATATACTTTCGGTCTAAATTTATCTCGTCAAAGTTATACTTCTTTTGGCAGAACTCAAATAACTTCTGTCCGCTTTCCTTTCGCATATCCGCATCGCTGACTAAATCTCTTATATGTTTATACCAATCCTTTTGGCTTTTAACGTAATGCACGGGCATATCTAAGTAAGGATTGACGTGGCTAACTATGGCAGGGTTCTTTTTAGCAGCCGTTTCTAATACCTTTAAATTTGACTTCATAGCGTTAAACTTGTTATCTACCAATGGGATAATTGAAATATCGCTATCCGTATAAGCACCCATATATTCCGTAACCTTTGCATAGTTATAGATCGTAGGGTTTAACTTTAGTCCGCAAGTGAAGGCATCTATCATTTTATCCCATATAGGTTTCTCCCCGTCATTGTAACCTGCTATTACAGTTCTTATATTCATACCTTGTAACCTTTTAAAAGGCTGCCTAAGTATCTCTAAATCTCTTTCGTGCGTTCCGCTACCGCTCCAGAACAATCTAACTTTGTAATCTTCGGTCTTGTTGTCCTGGAACTGCTCTTTGCCGTAAGGTAATGCGTTAGGTAATATGTGAACGTTTTTATTGTATTTGGTTATCTCACTTGCCAACCTTTCGTGTGTGCAAGTGCATAGGTCTGCTATCTCTAAGTAATCGGTAATTTGTTTACCTATGTTATTGTACTTGTATCTCCAATATAACAAATGGCTTTCGCTAAGTTCCCAGTGGTCATCATTGTCTACTACTAATTTAAACCCATACTTAGTGCGCCAAGTGTCCATTTGCTTTGCATCTATCTCGTTAAGCATTCTATTCATTAAGACAATATCCCACCCTTGCTCTAATAGTTCGTCATTAAGTACGTCTGTAATAAGTGCATACTCTTTTTCCATATTAACGATTGGCATCATAATTCGGTGGTAGCCAACTCCCGAGTTAGCAGAAGTTATACAAAGTATTCGCATCTTATATTCTTTTGGTTGTGATATATGTCTTGGTTTTTATTCCATATACTTTGCGCCCTTGCCAAGCTTTCGTCTTTCATTCGTCTATATTCAGTTCCGTTGCCTACATCGTGTCCTATGTGTTCCGACCTCATATCTGGAAGGTAGTAATTAGTAAATCCTGAAATAGTTGCACGTTCTCCGTAATCTGCATCTTGCATTCCGTATGGGTCATACTCGGTATTGTAACCGCCTATCGTGTCTATGAGTTCACGAGTAATAAAGTTATCTCCATAAGGTGTATGTACTTTATGCACCCCGTCTACTATTGGCGGTAATGCTTCTACACAATGTATTCCTATTATGCCTGTTTTTTCTATTCTTTGTGCAAACAATACAAACTTTGCTAACCAATTCTCAGGCAGTAATATGTCATTGGCTAATAAACAAACTGCATCGTAATTAGTAGTAAGCCTAAGTCCTGCGTTTACTCCTGCTGATATTCCTCGTTTTTCTTTTGATAAGTCATAACCTGCAAACGGGTAGTTAAAGGTTTCCTGCGTGTCGCTTCCGTTATCTATTAAAAAGCAATCAGCATTGTAACCGCTATTGTAAAAGTTTTGGTTAATTACACGCTGCGTTAAATCTTGCCTATTAAGAGTAAGTAATAAAATAGCTACTTTCATTATCTTATGTTTGAGCCGATTTCTCGTGCAGGTACTCCTGCATATTTAGTATTAGGTTTTGCATCTCCTTTTACAAAAGCACTTGCTCCTATCATACAATTTTCTCCTACGTTTGCAAACTGATGTAGAACTGCGTTAAGTCCTATATTAGCACCTTGATCTATAATTGAATGTCCGCCTATTTTTGCTCCGCAGCTTATTGTAACATTGTCTAAAATTGTGCAATCGTGTCCAATATGTGCGTGTTTCATTATGAAACAATTATTACCGATAAAGGTATCAATCTCCGTACCTGCGTCTATTGTTACAAGTCCTGTAATAACATTGTTATCGCCTATGTATACTTTGCCTTTTTCTTTTTGCCAGAACTTTTTATGCTCGGCTTTGTCGCCTATAATACAATAAGCACCAATGTAGTTGCCATCTCCAATAATTACGTTATCGCCAATGATAGCGGTAGGGTGGATAAAGTTAGCCATTCTTTTTTTTATTTTTAGGTTTAGGTTGCTCTTCGTACCAAGTATACAAGCGTTTAATCATATCGAAGATACAATTACCGCACCATACTGTTAGTATGAAATCTGGGCTCATATACTTGCGGTATATATGCTCATACATTTTTAAGATGTCTAAATCGATGTTACGCACATAACCATTTTGGACTGTATGCCAATTACCAACGTGGTCATCTAAAAATTTGCGGTGTTCTATTTCCATAAGTTCCACATTAATTTTGAAAGTAAAGGTGCTAACACTCCTGGTATAAATATAAACGCAATAATATCGGTACATATTGCAGGTAGTAAATATAAAGCCAATCCTGTCCAAGCTGCTAAACAACTCGTGCAACTAAAAGGCTTAAAATCTAATTTCCACTTCCTATGAAATTGGTGTATCTCTACAAAGAATATTGCAAAGCATATCGCTGCTATAATTATCATAATTAAAACATTTTTATTTGTTGTATATGTGTATTATATCTTTTTAATGCTGCTTCATAGTATTGAGTATCTAACTCACAAGCGGTTAAATCAAATCCGTAATCGTGACAAGCTATTGCAATACTACCAGAACCTAAATGTGTATCAAGTATTTTATCTCCTGACTTTGCATATTTATCTAAAAGCCATTTGTATAGTTTAATTGGTTTTTGAGTTGGGTGTATTTTATTTGCTCCACCCATGCCACTCATGTCATATTGCCTTGTAGCTTTATCAAATGAAGTCCAAGCAAGTTCTCCGTCTGCAAATGTCATTCCTTGTTGTTTAAACCAAAAAATCCATCCTTGGCTTGGTTTTAAAAATTCAGTAAAATAATTACCGCCCCATATAATTTGATTTATAGAAACTCTTTTTAATTCATCAAAATATTTTTTATTAGGTATTTCTTTGTCCCAATTTTTAAGTTCCCATTTTTTAAATCCACTACTTTTAGGCATACCTCCACTGTGTAATCTATTTATACCATAAGGAGGGTCTACAATAGCAAGTTCAAAATATCCATTAGGATAACGTGACATTAACTCCATATTATCTTCATTAGTTAATGTTATCATTTTCGTAATTGTTTTTTAAGTTCACGTTTGGTTAATTTTAGTTCCCTATGTATTGACATATAAGGTATGCCTGTAACCCTGCTTAATTCTTTAGCGTTGCAGTTGTGCTTAATAGCATACACTCGTAAAAGTTCCGCTTTGTACCAGTGCATCTTTGATAGTTCGTCTTCTACTTTGTTTAGTAAATCCTCGTCTCTATCGTGTACTATTAATTCTACTTCTAAAGGCTTTCGGTATGTTCTATAAAATTGGCTTGTGTTACTTTGCATCATATTAATCATTGTCCTAACCAAGTAGAACTTTAATACGTTGCGTGTACGCATATCAATTAAACGTTCCTCGTCCATTTCACATAGCACCTTAAATAGTTCACTTCTTAAATCGTCTCGTAAATCTTCAGGCTGCATTTTGTCTATTGCTTCCTTAAGTTCTCGGCTTTCCCAAAGTTCTAATATGATGCTATTCTTGTTCATATTCTTTTAAGGTTAGTTTGCCGTTCTCTTCGGTTGCTATGTAACAAAAACAATTTGCCGTTTTTGCTAAGTTTAAAAATGCTATTTGATAGCTACTAAGTTTATCTCCAATGGCTTTTGTTTCGCAATAAACCGCTACTCCTGTTTGAGTGTGAAAGCCTACTACATCTGGAACTCCTTTAAGTCCTATAAAGGTGCGACCCCTAACTGCAAGATTATTGTTACGCCATACAAAGCACCCGTTTTTATTTAGAGTTTTGATAGCTTCTTTGGTTAATTCGTTTGCGGTCATATTACAAAACTATATTAAGAAAATGAAACTTTACCAATTTTTATTTGTTCCTCAAAAAATAAAGCTACGGCAACTGCTCGAGCCTGGTTCTTTAACCATTGTTCAGTCCATTCGTCTCGGTATTGCTTTGCGCTTATTATGTCCATTTTATTAGCTTTGTAGGTGATAATTTCCATTAGTTTCTTTTTAGCAACCGCTCCATCTTCTTTTGTCCATACCTTGATGCCCGTACTATTAAGCTTTGTAAATACGCTTAGTGGATTAAACAACCTATCAAAAGTTCGGTTTTCTAAAAGCTTATATTCTTGGTAAGAGTAATCAATTATCTCTAAATCGGTAAGATGTGGGATTGCTTCAACTCGTTCTTGTGGCATCATTTTTCTTACTTCGTTTGCTTTTTTCTTGTACCTATCCATTACCTGACTAAAGTATGCAGGGCTAAAGTTTTGATAATGGTCTATAAAGTCATTGGCTACCATTTGCTTAAACGCTACTTTAACCTCGTTTATTGTAAAGTTTCCGTACTCGGTCCTTATCCAATCTTCTAAAATTGCCAACTTAACATCTCCAGGATTGTTAATACCTACAAGCTGCATAAGGTAAATAAGGTTCTGCTTAAATATGGTAGAGTTTATGTTCCTCATTCGTTCCCCCGAAAAGGCGGTCATAATCTCCTGCTCCATAGGAAGTAGAGTGGATATAGTTGTAGTTTTTAAGGTTTTCGAGTTCGTTTTTATCAAGCTTTCGTTGATTGTTTGTAGTTCCTTTTGCATATTGTTTAGAGTTTATTAACCAAGTATTTGCTGCGTGTGTCCAACTTTTCATAGGGTTTTTCCCTACTTTCCACC